GTTCTCCGCCGCCCACAACGCCATCTGCAGCCCGCGCCACCACCGTCCGATCATCCTCAACGGCGGACTGCCGCTGACCGCCTTCAACTCCGCGTCGATGACGTGGGGGCCCCCGGTGAGCCCCTGATGGCGACCCGCCTCGAACCGCTCAACCTCGTCGACTACACGGGCGGGCTGAACCTGCGCAAGAACCAGTTCCAATTGGCCGAGAACGAGTCGGCGGAGATGCTCAACATCACCGTCGACCCGCTCGGGGGCGTCTACACCCGCAAGGGTTGGGAGTGCTTCAACGAGAACCTGATCCCCATCGACCCCGCCGACTGGGACCCCCGCCGCGCCTTCCTCGCCCAGTTGAGCGACGGCACCGATCTGGCCTACCTCGCCACCAACAACGAGATCTGGATGACCGACCCCGGCTTGCCGGATTTCACCAACTCGGGGGTGGCCTGCTCGGCCATCACCCACATGGCCGACTTCGCCATCTTCGCTGACGACACCTACATCGCCTGCGGCACCGACAACCACTCTTACATCCGTCATGGTTCCGATGACCTGGAGCTGTTGACGGCGCTGTCGACGGGCAACTTCAACAACGACTACCTCAACCCCATCGGCGGCATCTTCCCCAAGTGCGAGCTGGTCGAGGCCCACGCCGGGTACGCCTTCGTCGGGCACACCTCAGAGGCCGACGTCAACTATCCCAACCGCATCCGCTGGTCGCACCCCACCAGCCAGGGCGACTGGGCCGAGACCGACTTCATCGACATCGGCGTCGGCGGCTCGCGCATCACCGCCCTGATGAGCTACGAGGACCACCTGCTGATCTTCAAGGCCGACTCGGTGTGGGCGCTGTACGGCTACAACTCCGAGTCCTGGCAGCTGGTGCAGAAGGACTCCACCATCGGGACCCCTGGCCCCCAGGCCGTCACCCGCTCGGAGACGGCGGTGTTCTTCTACTCGGCGTCGGACCTCGGCGGTGTCTACCTCTACGCGGGCGAGCGCCCCCAGGAGATCTCCGAACCCGTCCGCAGGGTGTTCGCCGACATCGCCGTTACCGAGCTGGTCTGGGTCGGCTGGATCGCCCGCCGCCTGTGGGTGCCGGTGCCATGGAGCTACGACGGGCCGACCGCCGACAGCGAGGGGGTCCTCGTCTTCGACCCGGCGGTCGGCGAACAGGGGGCGTGGACCTACTTCAACTCGGCGGGAGGGGCGCTGGGTCCGATCATGGCCGGGTCCAACATCGACAGCCAGGCCCGTCCGATGGGCGTGCTGCGCAATACCGAGATGACCTGCGTGGTGCGCCTCGACGCCCGCGACCAGGCGTCGGACTTCTTCGGGGAGATGTCCGTGCTGGGGGCCGCGGCCGTGGCCGGGGCATGGGACCTGTCGGTGATCCTCACCGCCGACGGCAGGGCGATCCTCGCCGACGGGATGCCCGGCATCATTCCGTTCCACTCTCACTACCGCTCGCCGTGGCTGACCGCCGGGTGGCCGACGCGCAAGAAGTCGTGGCGGCGTCCCGACTTCATCTGCCGCCGCACCGAGGCCGACCACCGTTTCTCCGTAGCGAGCTTCCGCGACTACGAGGAACTCAATCCTCGTCGTCGCTCCACCATCGACGTGCAGACCGGGGGCGGCACGGTGTGGGGCCATTTCGACTGGACCGAGACCGAGACCGCTGGGCCCGATGCCCCGCAGTGGGGCGACGGGGCCGTGGCTGGGGCGATGATCAGACGTGGGTCCAGCTTCGGGATGTGCCGGGCCCTGCAGTTACGTGTCGAGGCGTTGACCCCCGGAGCACGATGGGGGATCGACGGCATCATCATGAAGTACGTGCTGAGGAGATTCCGCTGATGGGCCTGAACCTGCCGTACGACTTCGTCAACGACACCACAGCTGACGCCTCTCCCGTCCAGGCCAACTATGAGCGCATCGAGGCGTACGTCGATGCCGAGGTGATCACCCGCGACGGCAACACCCGGATGACCGCCCCGCTGCTGCTGGTCGACGCCGACCCCATCAACGACAGCCACGCGGCGCGCAAGTCGTACGTCGATGCCGTCATGCCGGTCGGCGTGATCCTGCCCTACGGCGGGGAGCACGCTCCCGGCGGCGGGCACTGGGCGCTGTGCAACGGGGGATCGCTGGTACAGACCTCGTATCAGGATCTGTACGAGGTGATCGGTCACCAGTTCGGCGAGGCGGCGGCGGGCTCGTTCCTGCTGCCCAACCTGAGGGGGCGCTTCCTCATCGGCGTCAACGCCGCTGACACCGACGAGACTGCGGGCAACAAGATCAACGCCATCGGCGATATCGGTGGCTCGCCGACTCCGCCGGTCCGCCAGCACCAGCACGTCATCTCCCACAACCACGGGTCGTTCAACTCGGGCAATCAGTCGGCCAACCACGCCCACAACATCGACCCGGCGGTGGTCGATACCAGTGCGGACGGTGCCCATAACCACGACCTCTCCTACTTCGCCGATGCCGAGTCGGGTGCGGGCGCGTCGGTGCGCATCGTCAATTACATCTCGACCGGCCTCCACGGCTTCACCGAGACCGCCCCGGCCCACCATCACACCGTCAACATCCCGACGACCAAGACCGGCAACCAGCTGACCAGTCACAACCACGTCGTCGACGTGCCTAACTTCGTCGGTAACTCGGGTGACGTGGCGACCGGCGTCACCGTGGTCACCAAGCACCGTCCCCCGTACATCGCCATCAGCTACATCATCAGGATCAAGTAGTGGCACTCGTCGACTCTGGCTACTACGAGTCCCAGCGTCGGGGCATCGAGCAGGGCTATGCGGCGAACATGGCGTCCAACGCCTTCGCCCGCACCCAGTCCCAGACCCGCGGCAACCGCGGGCTGAACATGATGCGCCAGGAGTTCGGCCGAGCTACCCCGAAGTTCACTGCCGGGTTCGCCCAGCGCGGCTTCGGCTCGGGGATCCAGTCGGGCGTGATGCAGCAGTCGATGCAGAACTTCGTCGGCGACTACACCCAGCAGTACGGGGCAGCACAGCAGGACATGACCGATCAGCTGCGCCAGTACGACCTGGAGGCCGCTCAGTACGGGTCGCAACGCACCAACTCCATCGCTGATCTGGAGCTGGCCAAGGCCCGCGACATCGCTTTCGCGGCGCAGAACATCGAGGCGCTACGCGCCGCGTTTGGAGGTACGTGATGGCATGGGGAGGAAGAAGGCCCGGACAGTGGAGTACTGGTGGCCGTACGTCGACGACAGGATCGAGCAGGCCGAAGCCCACCAATGCAGAACAGTCCCATCCGGCGTCGAATCCCTGGACCGGCTACAGGGGGGCTCAGACCGATGCTGACGTCGCCTATCAGCGATACCAGAGCACCCCTGGAATCCAGACCGATCCAGAGTCCTATATCGCTGAGTGGCAGAACATCTGGAATACCGAAGGGCCCGAGTGGTCGTGGTCCACTGGCGGCGTCCAGGATCCTGCAAGGTCTGGTAGCAGCGGTGGTGGTCGTCGCTATGGCGGCGGCGGCGGCGGTGGTGGTGCCACTCCGCTCAGCCAGGCCACGCTCGATGCCATGGCCCGGGCGCTCGGGGCCCAGGGTCCACAGCTCGACCTGCCTGATTTCCAGGGCCAGAACCTCCCGGCGTTCAACAACGCTCCATGGCAGCAGCAGCTCGGCAACATCAACACTGCCGTCGCTGCCGACCAGGCCAACATCACCGCCAACTCGCAGGCCGTTGCCCAGCAGCTGCAGAGCAATTACACCAACCCCTATGCCGGGGCCCAGGTCACTCCCGGGGCGCAGGCCCAGGTGCAGGGGGCGGGGTTGATGGGCTCCGTTGGCGGCACCGCTTCGGGCACTCCCGCCGCCGACGTCAACGCCGCCAACGGCGACAGCCAGGCGGCGTTCCAGAACCTGCTCTCCGTGCTCGGTGCCGCCGACCAGTCGGCCCAGAACAGCCGCCTGGCCCAGGTCCCGATGGATGCCAACTACGCCACCCAGGGTCTCAATGCCCAGGCCCTCGGCATGCGGGGCCAGGTCGGCATGGCCCAGACCGCGGCGCAGCAGCAGTGGGCCCAGCAGGACGCCGAGCGCCGTTACCAGAACAGCCTGATGGGCCAGCAGTGGAACCGTGAGGAGGCGCAGACCAACTGGCAGGCCAACCAGGCCTCCCAGCAGGCCCGGCTGCAGCCGATCCTTGACCTGATCATGCAGGGCAACGGGCGGGCCGGTCTCAATTACACCGCCCTGTTCAAGGCGCTGGGTCTGGCATGAGTGACTTCGCCGCCGGGAGCGATCCGCGTACCGCGGCGCTGATCCAGCTGCTGATGGAGATGTCGCAGAACGGCGGCGGGGCCGGGGTGACCACACCCTTCGACCAGCTGTCGTTCGGCTACGACCCTTCGGCGATGCAGAACTCCCTGCAGTACGGCGCGCTCCCCGCCATCGACGAAGAGGGCGGCACCGTCGAGGACATGGCCAAGCGGGCCAACCTGCTGCAGGACACGGCCGACCTGGCGATGGACCCGTACTACGCCGGGCAGGCCGGGGGCGGAGCGTTCGCCGCCGACGCCTTCGCTCCGACGGTGACCTACGAGGTCGTGCCCACGCCGGGGATTGACGCCCTCAGCTACTACGCCACCAGC